TCTAAAACCTTTCATAGGATTTGACATACCTGAACCAACATTACCCTCTGTTTCATCTGAATCAACCATCTGTTTCATAATAGATAATGTGCTAGATAAATCATCTGCAAAAGGAGCAGCGTCATAGGCATAAGTTTGGTCAGACATCATGCTAATTGCTTCGTCTGCCTTTTTTGAAAACTCTAGTGCTTTAACTGGTTTACCAGAATATTTTGACATCATGTCTTGATATTCTGCTTGTGCTTTTTCTGGTTCCATTTCCATGACATAACCACCTACACTATCAATATCATCTGCAAGGTCATCAAGTCCCATACTTCTTGCCTTTTCAGCAGCCGCTTCAAATGATTGTTCGTCATCAAAATCTAATTCAACAACACCATTTTCATCTTCTACTTTACCAGCTTCAAGACTTTGTAAAAACTTTTTAGATTTAACTTTAGGGTCTTCTACTTCTTTTACTTTACCTGTATCTTTTTTAGGATCGTCAGGTTTTTTGGCAGGTTTGTCATCTGTTGGTTCATCATCTTTACCTACTTTTACTAGGTTATCACCAGAAGTTTTGTGAGTTACCTTACCGTCTTTACCATATCTTCCAAACTTCATGTAATCTAAACCCATACCCTTTGCTTTGTCAGAGGCATTTGATTCTTCTAAACCTTTTTTATCTTTTGCAAGGTCTTTAATCTTTTGTGAGTTTTCTTTTTGTTTTTTTTCTTCTTTTTCTTTTTCTAATTTTTGTTTTAAATGTTTGTATGCGATACCAACTTGAAGTAATGGCTCACCTGTTTCTGGATTGACCATTTTTTGAGTAGCAGATTGAGTTGCCTTTGCTTTATCTTGTTGTTGCTTTTGTTTAAGTAAAGCAATCTCATCATTCTTTTTTTCTACTTCTTTTTTTAATTTTTCTTCATCACCTTCTTCTTCGGTAAGTTGTTCACCTAAAATAGACTTAACTACTTTAACAGATAGTTTTAATTCTTTTGCAATATCAGCTGCTGTTGCACCTGCTTTTCTCATTGCGTCAATCTCTGACATTCTGCCTTCGTTAATATATTCTTCAGCTTTTAAACCATTACCTTGAGCAGCTAACTGCATATCTAAAATCTTTCTCATGTTACCAGATAGTTCTATACCACCTGAAACTTCTTTTACTTTTAGACTATGTTGTTTTGCAAGAGAAATCATATTTGATTTTTCTTTATCGTTTCTGAAACCTTTGATAGTGCCTGTGCCTTCTTCTAACACTTCTACTTCTTCAGCAACTTTAATTTTTTTAATTTTATCTGCTGTGTAACCATGTTTAGAAATTAATCTAGCCATAGCCATTTGTGAAATAAATGGTATATTACCGCCATATAATTTTTCTAAAGCATTTTTATTACTATCAAACTTTGTAAACATAGCACCAAGTTTGTTTGCATTAGTAACTGAAATTCTTGCACCTCTTAAAGGTTCATATTCTTTTTTTAACTTAGCAATCTGTTGGTCTGAAAATGCTTCAATCATATGTTCAGTAGCAAAGTCTGGATTATATGTCATGTAATCTACAACTGAATTGATGTAGTCTTTTGCTTTTGTAATTTTAGATTGTACCCATGCTTCAAGTTGGTCATCATCTGATTTACCTTGTAACATTGCTGATAATTTTAGAGCCTTATCTGCAACTGCTTCAAGTTCACCTCTTGCCATAGATATTTCGTGGTCATCTGCTTCAACTAATTTAGACAACTGATTAATGTTTGCGTGTTTGATGGCTAATTGAGTAGGAATATCCATCTTTTTAATCATATCTCTAATAGCTGGTGTGACATCTTTTGCTGTCTTCATAGCCCAAGTTTTTTTGATATTGTTAATCTGTGTATCAGTCATTTTAGATTTTAAGTAATCTGCTGATTCTGACATCATTGTAATGTCATCCTTTGGAGTTCTTACTTGTTCTAGTAAGTCACTCATAGTTTGTCTGTATCTACTCATTTTAGTTGTCTACCTTTGCTCCGCTTCTCCATTGATAACACGACCAATATCTAGCTTTAGTTTTAGGACCTGGATTTTCACAGTTATGCCTTGCTCTAAAAGACTTTCTCCGTGCCGGGTCATCTCGTTTAATTTCCATGTTAGGGTCTCCGAAAGTCACTTTGACCACATTACCCTTTTCGTTTGTGACATAAACGGCAAACTTTTTAGGTCCGCCAGGAGTTCTCATAGGATTATTCAATGTTACTTTTTTACCTTGATATTCAGCCTCGTAAATACCCTCAGCCTCATGTTCGAAGACACACTCCTCACACAATTTATCAATGTTTTCGTATTCTTTTAAAGTTTTCATAGTTTATCTATCATTTTGGTCACAACTTCTTTAAGTTTATTTGACCATTCCTCTTTATATCTTTGCTTATATTTATCTATTACTTCATCTGAAGCAGCCCATTCTTTTATATCTTTTTCATCTGGACTAGATTCTCTGTCAATAATACCCTTTTTCTTCTCTACTTCCACACTCTGGCCAGGTGTTACTCTCTTTGTGTGGTCTGCATAGTCTTTACCTATTTCATATGACTCAGATACATAACCATCTACTTTCATTGCGTCTTCCATACTCATACTTTCTGGTACACAATTTGGTACTTGTTTACCACCTTTGTTTTTCATACCAACTTGTTTGTAACCTGTCCAACAAGCGTCATGTAAATTCTTTTTAAATTCACCAAACATCTTCTTATATTTTTGTGTATGAATACTTGGTTTTGTCTTAGCGTCTTTATCGCCTGGTGCTGGTTTGTTGTCGTTCTTTGTAGTATCTTTACTTTTAAAATAGTCGGCTCTTTTCTTTTTAGTATCTTTACTTAAATTTTTATAATACTTTTTAGGTTGTGTGCCTTTTACTTTTTTAACATCTCTATCTTGTGGTTGAGCGTCTAAATCTTCTTTAATTTCTGATACTGCTTCGAAGCCATAGTCAACATCTAAATCATGTTCTCTCACTTCTACCTCTCTGTCTGCTGGAATTGGAATACAATCCCAAATCCATGCTTTGTGTAAATTGTTATTGTTATCTTCAAGTACAATATAATTTGTACCTTTTCTTACTACTTTACCTTTTACATCTTCTTTGATATAATCAACTTCATCATTTATATTAAATATCATTTCTCTTATGTAAAGGTCTCTAATTTGTTTTTGTTCAAATTCTTCAAGGCTGGCAATTGGTCTAACATTTTGAATATAATGATAGTTAGCGGCCAATCTCATGCCTCGTCTTACATCTTTCATTAGGGCGTCTGCGTTCACACCACTAGGTAAACCTTTTGAAAAACTTGATAGGTCACCTTTGGCAGCTGCAGCTCTCATTTTACTTGCTGACATACCTGTTGCTCCTTCAGCGTCAGGATCCCTTTCGCCAGCAGATACAATATTAATTTTTTCAAAGTTATAATAACCATGTCTGGATTTTACATCATTGTATTTTTTAATTATTGTATCAAATTCTCTTACTCTATCACTACCTACAACCATAGAGATTTCTGTATAACCTTGTTTATACAATTCTGTACAAATATCAAGTATCATATTGGTAGTATTAATCATAATGTTTCTAGCATGACTAGGAAACATCTTTTTCATATACGCCAGTTTTTGTCTAGGCGATAATGGATTCTTTTTAGGGTCTTCACTTCTACTTAAATAAATTCTGTAATCATCAGCTCTTACTGATTTAACTTTATTAATAAGTTTTTCATGGCCGATAGTTGGTGGATTAAATCTACCAAATGTAAATGCAACTGTCTTTTTAGCTTCGTGCATTTCTAAATCATCTACTTCATCTGGTGTTACTTTACCATCATCTAATATCTTTTGACATTTTTTATAAAATTTTAAGTAATGATATTTCTCTAACATTTTGTAAATAACATTTTTAGGTAATCTGTTTTTAATACCAAACTTTTGTATTTCATCTGGTGACATATCTTTATCAAATGCAGCTCTTCTATCTGCGTCAACACCGTCACCTACTTTTACAATCTGTTCAATACTGTCTTCTATCTCGTCAAGTTTGATATTGATTTTATCTTGTAGATTTAATACTTCGTTAGGTTCTAATTCTTCTAATTCTCTGTAATCTATAATATCTCTTTTTAATTCACCTTTAATTACATCTAACTCTTGTACTTTCTTTTCAAAGTCTTTTAAATATAAATTTTTATCAAATGTAAAGTTTTCTGGTCTTTTAATAAACTTGTTACTTTCCATATCAAACACGGCATCAGCCTTTTTGTTTTGGTCATCATAAGTTTGTTTATCTGTTATAAAATAAAAGTTGATAGGGTGCTCAGAACCAGGTATTAATTTACCTTGGATATTATCTGGATTCTTAGCAGACAAATACTTTTTCGACAATCTAGTTCTTTCTTCTTCTTGTTTGTCCGTAGGCACATCAAATAAAACATTGATGTCCAAGTCTGCGTCATTTCTATATCTTTTTGTTAGAATAGAACCTATCAAAGAAGTCTTTAAAATAGGGTATTCAGATTCAAACTCTTTTAATTGAGTGTTAATCTGTTTTAATACACTATCTTTAATCTTAGGATTATTAGTGTCAGCGTCATCAAATACCTTAGGCGCATAAGTCCTTCTAGGTATATCAATAATGCTTTCGTTTATAAAATCTTTAAATCTCATCTTCTTCTTAATTTTCTTTCTGTAGCCATCCATCTTTTTGCTGTGTATGACTTAATTTTATTACCTAATAATCTTCTTACTGATTTACTACACTTATCCATAACAATAGTTGTAAGTTCTCTATCATCTTTACTATTGTCAATGATAATCATATTACTCATACCAAATAAATTTTGAAATTTACCAATATTAGATTGTACAGCCTGCCAAGATTTTCTAGTAATATATTCTGGTACAGTTCTTTCTCTTTTTGCGTTTCTTTCTAAAGCCACTTCTAAACTTGTATTAACAAATATCATGTAACAATCGTAACCTAATCCTTTTAATTGTGCTACTTGTTGATTAATCTTATCAAAATCTCTACCAGTACCATCTACAATCATACCTAATCTACCTTTGATTGCCAAATCTAACATATTACCAGTTGTTGCCTTTGCTCTGGCACGAACCATATCTCTAGCCTCTGCCTCATCTTCAGGCATTTTTAGAGATAGATTATTTCTTTTTAATGCCATTTCAAAAGCATTATCTGAATTAATCATTTTTAAACCTGTACCACCAAATGCAGCTCTAGTTACAAATGTTTTACCTGAACCAGGACCACCTGCTAAAAAGAATGCCTTAAAAATATTAGGGTCATATAATCCTTCTTCTAGGTATCTTAATTGTTCAAATGTTTTCATGTTACTTTCTTTATAATTTCTTTTGCTATTGCTTCTGGCGTACTGCCTTCGGCTTTTATATTTATTATTTCGTCTTTATAATAATACAATAAAGGTGCTGTTTCTCTATGATATACTTTCAATCTATTTTTAATTATCTCTGGTTTATCATCTGCTCTGCCTCTAGCAGTTAATCTTTTAACAACTTCTTCTTCAGATACCACAAGATTAATAACATGGTCATATTCAATACCTTTTGCTTCCATAGCACCTGCTTGTTCTACATTTCTAGGAAAACCATCAAACACATATCCTTTTTGTGCGTCTGGTTGTTTCATTCTTTCCTTTACTGCGTCTATAACAATTGGTGTAGGTGCAAATTCACCTTTAGCTAAAAGTTCTTTTACTTTTCTACCATCTGGTGTATCTTGTTTTGCTAAGGCTCTCATCATATCACCTGTGTAAATGTGGGCGATACCTAATTCTTTTTTAATTATTTCAGAATAAGTTGACTTACCTGAACCAGGTCCTCCAATCATAATGATTTTAGGTCCATTAATTGCTTCAAAGAAATACTGTTTAAAACTTTCTACTCTGTAATACATTATCCTTTAACCCAATCTTTTTCTGCCGTGAAGTTAGCACGACTAAATTCTAATCTATCTACAAGTTTAATTGCACCTGCAACTCTGTCAACTGCAACATAACCCTCTGGTGCTGTTACTTTATATCCGTTTGGTGTTCGTAAAAAATTACCAATGCTTTGTACTTGTGACAACTTATTAATTAGGAAGTTTTTAGCATTTCCTAAACTAATATGGCTTGCAATTGCAAAGTACAAAGCTTGTTGGTTTCTATCAATAAATCTGAGGCCTTCTTTTTGAGCCTTTATGTACTTTTCTTTTCCCTTATCGGTCTTTTTACTATCAATTTCTGCTTGTAAAACATTATTATAGTAATCTCTAAACGATTGTTGCATAACTCTTACTTTATCCATACCATGTTTAGAATTTCTTATGTAATGATTGAAAAATGTTTTTAATCTATAACCTACTGACAATGGGTCACTCATAGATGATTTAGACATTTCATCTAACATAGGTTTTGCTTTTGATAATGACCCTTGAGCCATTCTTATTAAAGCGTCAAACTGTTTTAATTCACCTTTGTTAAATGTAGATGAACCAGATGTATCTTGGTAAGAAGCAGACGCCAAAAATATAGAAGTAGGACCTTGACCTTTTATACTACCAAAACCGGCAGTTAACTCTGTCATTTTTTTACCTGTATATTTTGTATGAAATACGATACCAAGTTTTGCTCTTGTAATTCTTTTTGCAATATCACTATCAGCTGGTACTGCATATGTAATTGTATTAGGTGTAAAAGTAATCATCTTTTCACCACCAATAGTAGCAGCTTTTAAATCACCTCTTGTAAATAACAAGTCACCTTGATAGATACCATTCATACCAAGTTTAGGCAACTCTCTTAAACAAACTGCTAATTTGTTTGCAAGTTCACCACCATGGTTTCTGGCAATATCTGATGTTGTGTAATTTATTTTAGGAGTTTTATTAAATACTGATTTAGTACCTACAAAGAATTTACCATTTTCTGGATTTTGTCCACAGAATACAGCAGGCGCACCGTCCCATTTGACGGTCATATTTAATTTGCCACCGATATTGCCGGCTAGCATATTTCTTACTGCGTTAAGGAAATTTATTGCGTTAACACCGCCTTGTGAACCACGATTAATAATATCGTCTTCTAGGTGTTCTAGGTGTGTATTCTTTTCCTTTG